GCAAACTATTCTGGAAAAGGTGTAGGTGGTAAAAGACGCAAGATGGGGGGTACAATGAGGAGAGGGGGTACAACTTCTAAAGCACAACATGGAGGTATGAGCGCGTTGAACCCATCACCATTTAATGGCAAAGGTGTAGGTACGTCTGGTGTCAATTTACAATTTGTTGCTGGAAATGGTAATTAATTCGTGTATTATTTACGCATTACAGAAATTTATATTTTATTTATATAAAATATATATATATTATGATATATGATGTAATTATTATTGGTAGTGGTATAAGTGGATTATACGCAGCTTATAATATTAAAAAAATGTCACCCGATACATCCTTTCTGATTCTTGAACAATATAAAAAACAATGGATAGGTGGTCGTACAAGTAATGAGATGTTTTATGGCTCGGAGATTGTGACGGGTGCGGGATTCGGTAGAAAAACCAAAGATAAATTATTGTATAAATTACTCGATGACTTGGACTTGAACACTTATGAGTATACAATTAAGCCGTATTATTCCCCGCTTATTCAGCCATTAGATATTAAAAAAATTATGACCCATTTAATAAATAAATATAAAACCTTCAAGGGACCTCCACAAACCTCTTTTAAAATTTTTGCTAAATCTATTCTTGGAGAGAAAACATATAATCAATTTGTACTTACGTTGGGGTATTCAGATTTTGAGAAAGCAGATATATATGACACATTGTATGATTATGGAATGGAAGATAATTATCATAGTTTAAAAGCTTTTTATGTGCCTTGGCGAAAAATGATTATGACCTTGGCGGCCGAGGTCGGACTAGAGCATTTTAAATTCTCAAACAAGGTTTCTCGAATAAAAAAAACACATTGCCAGTTTATAATTGATACGGAACAAGGTCATCAATATATGTGTAATAAAGTGATTATGGCGACAACTATATCTGGTATCAAAACCCTTTTTCCCAATACAATTTATAATGATATTGTAGGACAGCCCTTTTTACGTTTATATGGTAAATTTTCGAAACAGTCTATACCCATTTTAAAAGAATATGTAAAGGGGTATACGTATTTACCGGGTCCGCTTCAAAAAATTGTTCCTGTAAATCCTGATTCGGGTATATATATGATTGCTTATAATGATAATAACAACACACTAGCATTAAAACATAATTTAGAGGATACATATCAGAATAGAGATTTTTTTTGCAAATTACTTGAAAAATCGTTGGGCATTTGTTGCGGTTTATTACATATTATCTCTATTAAATCATTTTATTGGCCCATCGGAACCCACTATTATAAGCCGCTAAATCAAAATCTTTATAAAAACAGAGATGAATTTATCGACATTGCGCAACATCCAGTAAAGGGTATGTTAGTGATAGGGGAGGTTGTTAGTAAAAATCAGGGATGGTCAGAAGGCGCGTTAGATAGCGTAAAAAAGGTTTTAACAAAAAAATGGTTGAATTCTGCTACATGTTAGAAACTAATAAATTAAATAATATCCATGATAGCCAATAGCGGCGAATCCTACCATTAACAATAGTTCAAAATATAATCTTGCTGTTTTCATATTATGGTAACCAATATAAACTAACAAAGGCCCCACTAAAATAATATGAATTAAATTTACCCAAAAACTTTTCCCTAGAATTATGTTTGTATATGCTTTATACATATGGTATAAGATGATTACTATACCTAATCCAAGTAATATTGGAAACATGATTCTAGGTATTTCGGTTTTATAAATACCCACATACAAAAAAAGGCTGCCTATAATAAGTAAGTGAAATAAATGAACTAACATATTTTTATTCATTTATATATATATATATTTAATTTACTTTACTTTATTTTAACTTTTCCATTTCCATTATATATTATTTTCTAAAAACAATATATAATGGGTCTTAACTATCATAATACCGAAATTAAAACTCAATCGGGTGGTAAAAAAATTGTGCGTAAAGTCACTATTAAGGATAACAAGGGTTACAAAGTCGTTACAACATATAATAAAGGAAAGAAAATATCATCCATAAAGAAACCAATTCATAAACATCATATGGTCTCTATCAAACAAGGTAAATTTGTTCCCGGATTATTTAATGAATGTTATATGGAGAGAAAACAAAAAACGCGTAAAATAAGACATTAGTTATTACAACAATAGTTATTACAACAACAATTATTACAACAATAATTCTACTTTAATAAATTTTTCATACACAATATAATCCGGATATGTAAAATATATATATTTTACAAAATATCTTTTACTCACCACAAATTTTAAAGAGTTTTCATTACAATATTTATAGTAATATTTGTACATGTCATCAAAAGAAATAAGCGCAACATTATAGTCTTTTAGTTTATCTTTAATGTAATGTGAAAAATAGAGATTTATGTCTGTAATTTTATTCCATATAATAGAGGTAATATTTAATATATATTTGTCTTCAATTATTTCTATGCTAGGAAAAAAATGTTTTAATATTTTCAGCACATTTTCTTCGGTTATATTTCCGTTTGTCATCAAATTATCACCATTTTTAGCCCAAGCTCTAAACAATCCACATAATTCATCTATTTCCATTTCATTATCAAATGTATCCGATGTTTGTGTTTCATGTAATGTAATAACTGTGTTCCAAAATTTAATAAAATCGCTTTGTATAGGTAAAAATTTACTGGTAATATTTAAAAATACATCTCGTTCTTCACAATATGAATATTTTTCCTTCATCAATTGTTTCAACGTATTTGAATAAATCATGTTTGGATATTGATTATCCGAGAGAAACTGTTTCCAGAGAAAATGTAAATTTTTCCATTCCATTTCTGCGGAGGAATTATCGGTTTTTATAATATATTTATTACAAAAGTCATTAATAAGGGTTTGAGGAGTACTGTTTTTAATATAATGTACGTATTTTTTCAGTTCTTCGGTTGCCTTGTTTTCTAAAAAATTGTCAGAATTTTCATAACGTTTTGAATAATGTACCGCAACACATATCAAATTGATGACATTTCTTTTCAACACATCAACCCATAGCGACTTGGCAAAATTTTCATTCATATTAATAACCCGGCATTTGTCATAAGAATGACTTTCATGATATTTTGTCATAAAATTTTGGGTAATATTATTTATACCAAGACCATCCGATACTATAAATTCTAATTCATTTACTATTTTTTTCATATAAGGACTTACCATAAATATGAGATGTTGATTTTTCTTTAAAAGATTGTCTCCAATAACATTTAGGAAATATTTAGCGTGATTTTTTGAAACAAATACGGATGGATATAATACGTTTAATACGCTTTGAATTGTGTCTGCTTCGGGTATGGAATTAAATAGACTTCTCTCTTTGATAAGTTTGATGATATGAATTTTTGTTTTATATTTCCATTCGAGTAAGACTCTATCTTTGGAAATGCTCGAAAGTAATTTATGAATAATATCATCTTCTTTAACAATGCTGTAATTGATACCATTATATTCGTAAAAACAATTATTGTAGGACAAATAATAATACAAATTCTTTTGTAAAAATACCTGTATAAAAATTTGTTGCTCATTGGTTAAAAATATGTTTCTACAAACCCGTTTTTCATGATTTATAAGTTCCATTTCAAGCGTGTTGGGTAAACAATTAACAATATGTACTTGGATTCGTTGTAACATGTACTCGTTGTTCTCGTATTTTAGAAACAAATCTTGTATCATTTGCTGACACTTGGATTGTGATTCTGTCGACATTTACCGCTTTTAAGTAATAATATTATACGTTTAAATTAGTTTTACACTGAATACATTTGTTTTAGTTTGAATACATTAGTTTGTTTTATTTTGAATACATTTGTTTTAGTTTGAATACATTAGTTTTGCTTTGTTATAAAAAAGGTCGCGTTTGATTTTTGAAAAAACAATTACATACATAAGTATTTAAAGATTTTGTGAAAATCAATGTATAATGTCAAATTTTATAGGTGCTACCACGAATCAAGAATCAATGAATAATGTGTTGACGATTAAAACTGTACAAATTGCGCCATTTAGAACATTAATGACTGCGTTAAAAGACATTCTTTTAGAAACAAATATAACATTTGATAAAACGGGAATTCGTATTATTAATATGGACAAGTCGCATACTATTTTAGCACATTTGTTTTTGAATGCGGAGAATTTCGAGTTTTATGAATGTAAAAAGGACAAAATCATTATAGGGGTAAATATGTTTCATTTATTCAAACTAATAAACACGATTGATAATGATGATACGTTGACAATTTATATCGAAAATGCGGATTATGTCGATGGTATTGTCTCTCATTTGGCGCTGAAATTTGAAAATGGCGATATTAAGCAATGTAAGACGCAGAAATTAAGACTTATTGAGCCCGAAATGGAAGAACTGCAGTATCCTAATGTGAAATTTTCGTCTATTATTAATTTGCCGTCTTCGGATTTTCAGAAAATAATTCGCGATTTGTCGTGTATTTCCGATAAGCTTGAAATCAAGTCGGTTGGTAACGAATTGATTTTTAAATGTTCTGGTCAATTTGCGTCGGCAGAAATTCATCGTGCCGAGTCTGACGGAAATATGGGCTTCATATTAAAGCAAGACCCTTCCAAGATTATTCAAGGCGAATTTTCGCTTAAAAATTTAGGATATTTCATCAAATGTACAAATTTATGTTCTCAAATTGAAGTTTATCTTGAGAACGATTTGCCTCTCGTTGTGAAGTACGATGTAGCATCACTCGGGTCCATAATGCTCTGTTTAAGCGCATTACCCTCATCATAATTTGTGACCATTATCGTAACAAAACTGATTTTTTGGGTTTATAAGCCATTTTTTAATATATATAAATAACAATTGATTAGTATATATATTATATTTGAAACCAATATAAACCCTTCGGCATATATAAACTATGCCTATTACTTATACATATCAACAAGTCCAAGACATATTTACTCAACGGAATTGCGTCCTAATAAGCGAAACGTACAAAAATCAGCTGGGGAAATTAGAATATATAGCATCATGTGGTCACCATCATTTTGTTATATTAAAATCATTTCTTAATGGAATGGGAATAAAATGTAGAAATTGCGCTTTAGAAATACCAACATATGAACATGTGGTCAACAAGTTTCTAGATAAAAAGTGTGTTGTAACAATGGATAAGTCCGAATTTATGCAGGTTTATAAAAACAGCACTTGTAAAATTAAATATAATGCGGTTTGTGGTCACGCCAATATCGTAAGTTATAAAAATTTTATAACACTAAACCAGGGCATAAATTGTCCAACGTGTGTAAATAAAAACACGGGATTAAAATTAACAGAATTACATTCTGGTGAATATAAATTGTCTGGATATAAACAAGAATTAAACTGTATTAATTATTTTAACGAGTTAACCACCGACCATTTTAAAACTATTAAATCTTATGATGGTTGTAAAGCTGATATTGTGGTTAAACCAATTGATGTAATTGAAGATTTATGGCTAGGCATTCAAGTAAAGACGACCAACAAAAAAACAGAACGAAGCCAATATTATTTTCGATTAAACAAGGGTAAATATGAGAATTGTTTACTATTGTGTATGTGCGACGAAGATAAAAAAATGTGGTTAATACCATATGAAGAAGTCAAAGGATTAAAAACGATTGGAGTCGCACAGACATCAAAATATAATAAATATGAAGTTAATGAAGAAAATTTGATGGAGAAATTACATTATTATTACACGTTACTCAATAAATTTGAATTTACAATATTAGACACCCCAACCAGTAAATCGCACCAACAAGAACAAGAATATTGTAACTTAAGAGAAAGCAAAATAGATTTTATTACATTTACACGCAATAGCATGGAAGGATTAGTTTACGACTTTATGATAGGCAACAAAAAAGTTCAGGAAAAAGTTGGTACAATAATGCATGATAACCCCAATTCATTTGCTTTTACGTTGAACAAATATGGTTGTAGAGTAGATGGCAAATCAAAACAACAATGTTACGAAGAAGGCGACAATGATTTGTATTGGTTACATTGTAAAAATGGGAAATTTTATGTAATACCTGAAGACGTTTTAATTGAAAATGGACACATAGGAAAAGACTGTATAAAAGAAAAGTTATATGTATCGCCGACAAATCAAAACACCGCGTGGTGTAATAAATATTTATTTGATTACAATAATGTAGACAAAGAAAGGTTGTTAGATATAATATAAACGCACTGGTCTATTATAGCTACAAATTATAATATAATGATTTTATTAATACATTATATTATATGTCAGGCTATTCGAGAAGTTATAGTGAATATTTAGGCAAAAATCGATGTTGTGATTTAAGAGGAGTAGGCCCAGTAGGACCTATTGGACCCGCCGGACCTGCCGGTGTAGGACCAGTGGGGCCAGCCGGTATAAATACAACTATTGCGACCGCCACCTATAATTCTACCACAAACACGATTACTATTCCTAATCAACATAATCCTATTGTCTATTATTCAGTTACCCTACCGAGTGCGGGTGATATAATTAGTACCATTGATTTTGGCACATTTCCTTCAGGCTATCAAGCGATTCTTTTTATAAACGGAACCATTGGTACATCGGTAGATCCATGCGTCATATCGAATACCATTACTAATGTAAAGACTAATTTGGACACCAGTTTACATTTAAATACCGGTGGAAAAGGTTATGCTACCATGACAATATATAATACTGGTGCTAATAAATTATGTAATATTGTTGGATATAATAGTTAAATTAATATAAGTATAAAGACTTTTAGTAAAATTTAATAATAATATGAGTAATTGTCTAGTATTTGAAGATGGGGTTTTAATTGAAAATTCAATAAATACGAATGATTTATGGTGTGGATTACATTCAGTCGCACTTGCTAATGGTAATATAATAAAATATGCGCAAACGTGTTTACCACAAAACACATTATTTGTTGTTCCCAAAACTGATGGAAATGTACATAAAGATGTTAAATGGTTGGGCGTTGACTGGGATAAACAGATACAACCGCATATTGATTATGCGAAACGTAAAAATAAAGTGTTTATGCTAGGCGTGTTATGCCAAGTCGTCGAAGAGCCTGATATAAATTATGTATATTTGCCACTAGATGACGGTTTTTTTACTAATGGTATAAATAATTTATTTAATAAAAACTCATTACCCGCTTGGGAAAATCGTAGTTCTGAATTATGTTGGAGAGGTTCTTGCTCGGGGATAGGAGGATTACAATCATTACGCGCAAGATTTGTTGACCAAATTTACAAATATGACGCGGACACAGATGTAAGACTTTCTACATGGTGGAGCGAAAATAAAAATATTCCGGATTGTTTGTTTGCGCACGAAATGCGCGATAGAATACACTATACTGAATTTTTGAAATATAAAATATTTTTTATTGTAGACGGAAATTGTATTGCGTCAAATCATATGTACGGATTTGCTTCTGGTGCGGTTCCATTTGTAATATCTAATAGTGTTTGTTGGTTTTCCCATTTACTTATACCATATATTCATTATATTCCCATTCATTATGATTTAAGTAATTTAATTGAACAAATAAAATGGGTAAATGATAATGACGACAAGGCGAAAGAAATTGCAAATAACGCGTTGCTTTTTGCCGAAACATATTTTTCAAGTGAATATCAACGTAAACATATAAAAGATAGTATAGATAAATATACTTTACAGCCACAAATTAAAATAATCGATTGCTTTACTTTTTATAATGAATTGGATTTATTATTTTATCGATTGACATTGTTGAATGACGTAGTGGACAAATTTGTATTAGTTGAATCTAATTATACCCATGTGGGAAACAAAAAAATATTATTTTATGAAACAAACAAACATTTGTTTACACGTTTTCAAAATAAAATTATACACATAGTAGTCGATTTGCCATATATTGCGCCAAATGTTAATTATGATAAAGATGAACAATGGATAAATGAACATTATCAAAGGAATGCCATTAATAATGGCATTAGTACATTATCGTTAAACAAAACAGATTTAATTATTATAAGTGATTTAGATGAAATAATTGATCCCATTATTGTATTGAAATGTAAAAACAATCTTATAGAAGTTACAGACGGATTTACATTATCACAAGATATGTATTATTATAA